TTCCAAGTAGCACATTTCACTGTTTCCCATTTCTGGTATCATGTTCGTGGACCTCACTCTAGCTCTGTAATTCAATGATTTTTTCAAAGTCTCATCACCTATCATCGGAGCAAGAGCTAACAAAACTGGCAGTTTTATAATCTTATTGCTAAAAAGCTCAAATTGTCTCCTGAGTAAGCTCCTGAGAAAAGGATTCTTTATTCTAGAAGCTAAGACAAAGTAGAGGACATAAGACAGTTGACTTGGACCCCACTTACTACAATCTGCATTATCGAAATAGAAGTTTTGTTTTCTTCTAAATTCTTCGAATGAATCTGTCACTTTTTCATCTTTAAATTTCTCTTCTATGACATTTGTAAAATCCCCTCTTTTGTGTTCTGATCTTCTCTGAATTCTAGCCAAGCTTTCTCCAAAGTAAGCAGATATTCTCATCGGAGAGTTCAAAACAGCTATTTCTCTAGGGCCTATGTCTCCTTTTTTAACACATCTAGCTACAAATCTATATTCATTCTTAGTATTGTGCAGAAGAACTGGAATCAAGCTCATGCTCGACCTCTTGACTGTCTCTAGATCATATGAGTCATTCAAAGGGGTGTCTTTTTGGAAGGAGGTCAGATTTGACAAAGTTGTTATATAACATTTACTCGATTGAGTCACAGTCTTTTTAACCTTCCCTTCGAAAATTTCTTCTATCTTGCTTATTCCATCCCCAGTGAAAGAAGTTGATCCTCTGCTATTCATGACATCAGACATCGATATTCTAAAAATTTCCGAGTCAAAATCGTAAATTTCTGAGATACATTCTGAGAAATTGGATTTATCTGAGATCCTGAAGGTGCTATTCAAAATTGAGAGACAAACTGAAACAATATTTGGATTGAATTCTTTGTAATCTGAATCTACGTCTATTTTCTCTAACTGACTCCTCAAGTCAAAATCTACATTCGATGCTGATTGAGGAAGATCTCTATCTCTGACTAAGTATGACAACCTTGACTTATACATCTTATCAAAAACCAAACACTCAGCTGTGAAATCATCATGCCTATCAAGACAAAGCAATTTGCAGATGTACAGTGAATTGTAAACATTTTGCTCTGATTGACAGTAGACAGACTCATGGGGAAATGCTATCATCCATTCTCTAGTCTCTATTTTGCTAACTCTACCTGATCTGCTCATTGGGTCAGTCTTCTTTTCCTCTATTATCTCTCCTTTGTAACCGTTCACTTCAAA